ACTCAGGATGTTTTTTAACAACTGCTATAGTAGAACATCGCGGAGAATCTGATGATGGACCTACTTTAACAAAACTTCGTCATTTTAGGGATACTTATCTAGTTGACTACCCAGAAGAAATAAAAAAATATTACAATATTGCACCTAAGATTGTTGCGGCAATACCTAAGAATAACCCTGAATGGGATTGGGTAGGTACACAGATTGACTCTGCTATTCAAGATATAGATAATAACATGCCAGATAAAGCCCATAAAACTTATAAAAATATGGTGTTAAAACTAGAAACAAATTGGTTAAATTAAAGGAACAAACTATGGAAATTGATTTTGCAGAAGTATCTGATAACTATATGGCACTACCAGAAGAAGAAAAGAATATAGTGCGCGAAGGAATGACAGGGCCAATGGGAAATATTATTGGTAAGGTATTTGGGCCAGAATTTATGGAAGGAATAGGAACTTTTGCTGCTCCCTCTACTCCCGATGCTATGGTTGCCCCCACCCCAAGTCCTACAACTACCCCTAAACCAAAGAAACGTACAATGGCTCCAACAATGCCTCAACAACAACCACAAGCTAAACCACAAGGATTGGCTGCACGACCACAACGATAAGGCTACCCAGTTACGACTGGCCCCAACATAAGGAAATAAAATGCCTGAACTAACTACAATGGAAACACCTAAGACTGCAGGGTTTGTAAACCCTAAACACAATAACCGTAATCGTAAACGTATTGAACAAGAAGAAAAAGAACTAGAAGAACTTCTAAGTCCCAAAGAGGAGCAAGAAGTTGAAGCCAAAGAAGATGTTTCTGACGCACCTGCAGAGGTCAAGGAAGAAGAAACAGAAAACCTCAGTCGGGAAGAAAAGTCTTTCAAGAAACGCTATGGTGATCTACGTAGACACGCAGCGGAGAAAGAAAAAGAATACAAGGAACGTCTTGAAGCCCTAGAACATCGTATGGCTAACGAGACTATTATTCCTCCCAAGTCAGATGAAGACATTGCTGAATGGGCTAACAACCACCCTGATGTAGCCAGTATAGTTGAGACTATTGCTGCTAAAAAAGCACAGGAAATGTTTGACAAAGCGGATAGCCGCTTAAAAGAACTAGATGCTATTAATGTTCAAGCATCACGTAAAACTGCAGAGAATCAAATTCGTGAGGTTCATGCTGACTTTGATGACTTAAGAGACTCAGACACATTTCATGACTGGGTAGAAGAACAACCTAAGTGGGTACAGGATGCACTGTATGAAAATGCAGAAGATGCTCGTTCAGTAGTACGTGTAATTGATCTGTATAAATCAGACAAGGGTATGACAAAAGAAGGTAAGAAAGCTAAGACTAAAGCTGCTGCCTCTGCTATTGTTAAAAGTTCTAAGGCAGAACTAGACGCAGACGAGACTCAAGGCTCTATTAAAGAATCTGATGTTAAGCGTATGACAGCCCAAGAATTTGAAAAACGAGAAGAAGAAATTACTAAAGCAATACAATCTGGTAAATTTATTTACGATATATCAGGTTCTGCGCGTTAATACCTATTGACAAAAGTATTTTTGTCAGTATAACTAGGGGTATAGTAAAAAGAAGCCACCATTATGGTCTACCTTCCCTACTAACCCCAATCAAACTAAACAAAAAAAGAATAAGACTTACCTGTTTAAGTATAGGCCCGGATTTCCGCACCCTAGAAAATTACAGCCTCTTATGTTTTGTGTTTAGCTCACAAAGCCTACACTTTATAGGAGGATTAATTATGGCTTTTACAACAGCAACAGGTTATGGGAATTTACCGAATGGTAATTTTAGCCCTGTAATCTATTCTAAAAAAGTACAACTTGCTTTCCGCAAGAGTACTGTATGTGGTGATATCACCAACTCTGATTATTTTGGCGAGATTGCCTCACAAGGTGACACCGTTAAAATCATCAAAGAACCAGAAATTTCTGTTTCGCAGTATGCACGTGGCACAAATGTCACTGCGCAAGACTTGCAAGATGAAGATTTCTCGTTAGTCATTGACAAAGCTAATTATTTTGCTTTCAAAATGGATGACATTGAAGAGGCTCACAGCCACGTCAATTTCATGGACCTTGCAACAAGTCGTGCTGCATACCGTCTAGCTGACAATCATGACCAAGAAGTTCTTGGCTATATGTCTGGTTACGCACAGTCTGCTAATCACAGTGCCGCTGGTGCTTTGAATACAACTGTTAATGGCACTAAAGCAGTGTCAACTGCTGGTTCTAACGAACTGCTTTCCTCTATGCAACTGCATAAGGATGACTTTGGCAACATTACTACAAGCTCCGCAGGAACACACTCTATTCCTCTGGCTGCACGTTTGCCCGGTGCTACTGCACTTCCAACTGCTACGGCTTCACCAGCAATGGTTGTTGCTCGTATGGCTCGTTTGCTTGATCAACAGCAAGTTGACAAACAAGGACGGTGGATTGTAGTTGATCCAGTATTCATGGAAATTCTTGCTGATGAAGATTCACGCTTCATGAATGCAGACTTCGGTGAATCAGGTGGACTGCGTAATGGTTTGGCACTTAATAACTTCCACGGTTTCCGTGTGTATTCCTCGTCTAACCTGCCATCGGTAGGTACTGGACCCGGAACTAGCGGTTCTGCCAACCAACTGACTAACTTCGGTGTTATTGTAGCTGGTCATGATTCTGCTGTAGCAACTGCCGAGCAGATTAACAAAACAGAAACATATCGTGACCCTGACAGCTTTGCTGACATTGTTCGTGGTATGCATCTATACGGTCGTAAGATTCTTCGTCCTGAAGCAATCGTTACAGCCCGTTATAACGCAGCTTAAGGGAGTAATATAATATGGCTACTTATGACATGACTTCCAGTGATACTGCTGGCGTTGGGGCAAATGTTCTTGCTGTTCCAACAAATGTTGGTAATACTGTACGGACCATTGAAGCAATCTTAGACATTGACGCAATGGTAACTGCTGGTTACTCTGGTGCAGATGGGGATATCTTTCAACTGTTAGAAATTCCTGCTGAATCAGTTATTGTTGCTGCTGGTGCAGAAATCATGAAGTCCTTTACGGCTTCTTGTACCTGTAATATTGACTTCGCTGGTGGCGATGACATTATTGACGGTGCTGCATTAGATGCTGCTGCTGGTACATACCTTGCAAAAGGTACTAACGGTGAAGCTAACGTTGTTAATACAGGCGCAGCTTCTACGTTTGCTGCTGCTGCTCTGGCATGTGTTGGTGCTGCTGATACCATTGACGTTGTTGTTGCTGGTGCTGCACCCGCTACTGGACGCCTTCGGGTATACGCAGTAATTGCAGACGTTTCAGCCGCAATGACTGAGGCTGCTGTAGCACAGCGTGACCAAGTATAATAAACCTATATACTTTGGGGCTGGCTATATGCTGGCCCCATTGGTGTATCAAGTTTACAGAACAAAAAACTCTTGGTATAATTTTAAGGGATTGTAATGGCGTATACGTATTTAGATATTACTAACGAAGTCATTGCTCGTTTTAACGAGGTTCCTCTTACATCCTCTAACTTTATTGCAGCTAGAGGGTTTCAAATACAATGTAAAAATGCAGTAAATGATGCTATTGATTATATTAATACAAGTGAATTTAGTTGGCCTTTTAACCACGACACACAGACAGACACTTTAACTGCTGGTACTACAAGATATACTATTCCTACCACTGCAAAGCATGTAGATTACGATACCTTTAGACTTGTTAAGGATACATCTTTAGGTGCTTCTGGGGGTAACTTAAGTTTATTAGACTATAAAGAGTATCTAAAAAACTATATCACACAAGAAGATCAGGCAGATGTCGGTGGCGTACCACGTAATGTGTTTAGAACTCCTGACAATAACTATGGTCTATACCCTTACCCAGATAAAGCGTACTCTTTAAAGTACGAATACTACTCCTACACAACTGCTATGTCAGCGGCTACAGACGTTCCTGCAATACCTGAACAGTACAGAGCTGTTATAGCAGATGGTGCTACAGCATATGGCTATCAGTATAGAGGAGAATCACAACAGTTTCAGTTAAACTTTCAAAGGTTTGAAGCTGGAATAAAAAATATGAGAAGTTTATTAGCCAACAGAATGGATTATGTAAGTTCTAGTATGATTACACGGTCATCAAAACCTGCAAGTTTATTTGGTTAAGGATTAACTATGGCAGACGAATCAGGTCTTAATCCTTTTATCTTTCCTTGTCAGGGTGGGTTGGTACTTAACCGATCTACTTTTACTATGGAACCGGGGCAAGCTTTTGAGTTACAAAACTTTGAGCCTGACATTAAAGGTGGCTACCGTAGAATAAATGGCTATGCTAAATGGAATGCTAATATAGTTCCACAGACCGCTGCCTCTACTGAAAAAGTATTGATGTCTGCTTATCATAATGGAGAGATTATTGCTGCTAGAGGTACTAAAGTTTTTAGAGCATCTGATGCAACTACGCTTCTTAATGGTGCAGTAAACAGTTCAGTTACCACTCTTACAATAGATAGCACTACAGATTTTAGTACAACAGGTACAATCCTTATCGGTACAGAGCAGATTACCTACACAGGTAAAAGTGCTACACAGCTTACTGGTTGCACACGTGGGGCTAACAGTACTTCTGCTGCTGCACACTCAGACAATGCTGCTATTTCTCAGTACTGGACTCAAATAGACACAGGCCGTACAGGTGCAGAAAAATATAATTTTTACAGGCAAAATTTAGCTGGCACTGATACTATTATATTTGCAGATGGAGTTAATAGAGCTTCTTACTTTTCTTCAGGCAACTCAGTAACGGATATAAATGGCACAGGAACACCTACTGATCCTAAGTTTGTAACAGGACATAGAAGTACTTTATTCTTTGCTGGTATGTCTAGCAACCCACAAGAGCTTGTTTTTTCTGCTCCATACTCAATTACAGATTTTACTGCTGCTAATGGTGCAGGTTCTATTAATGTAGAAAACCCTATTACTGGTTTGTTTCCGTTTCGTGACTCTCTTATTATATTTTGTGAAGAACGTATATTTAAATTAGTTGGTAATAGTATAGCAGACTTTCAGTTACTTCCTGTATCTCGTAATGTTGGTTGCATGAATGGTTTTACTATTCAAGAATTTGCTGGTGATGTTGTATTCTTAGCAAGAGATGGTCTTAGAACTATTGCTGGTACTGAAAGAATTGGTGATGTTGAGCTTGGAAGTATTAGTACACCTGTACACCAACTGTTTAGTGCCTACAGTAATATAAGTGAATTTGATTCTTTAGTTGTACCTGATAAAACTCAGTACCGTATATTCTTTTGCGATACCACATCTTCTACAGACGCAAGAACTACAGCGAAAACTAAAGGTGTGATATGCCACAGGACAGAACAAGGTTATGAGTTTTCTGAAACACTAGGTATTCAACCTTCTTGTACAGATCACATTAATGATGATGGTGTTGTATATATTACACACGGTGGTTACGATGGGTATGTATACAGACAAGAACAAGGTAGTACTTTTGACGGCACTACTATTATAGGACGATACAGATCACCTGACTTAGCTATGGGTGACGCAGGTATACGAAAGAACTTTCAAAGAGTTATTATTAACTATTCTCCTGAAGGTGTAGTAAACTCTGATTTATTCTTACGTTACGACTATGAAGACCCTAATGCACCACGTCCTGCTGCTTATCCTTTTGACAGTACTAAAGTTGTTGCTATTTATGGTTCATCCACATACGGTACTGCTACATACGGTGGTCAGTCTAACCCTCTTGTTAGGCAAGCAGTAGAAGGTAGTGGCTTTGCAATAGCACTAAGGGTTGTTGATAATGGTACGTCAGAACCTTACTCACTCAAAGGCTTTCAGTTAGAATTTGATGCAGCCGCAAGGCGTTAAAGGAGAAATAAATGGCTGGTTATACACGGCAGTCCACATACACAGATGGTGATATCATTGATGCATCAGACTCTAATGATGAGTTTGACCAGCTTTTAGCTGTCTTTAATGCTACCTCTGGACACACACACGATGGTACTGCTGCAGAAGGCGCAGCTATTACTAAGCTATTAAGCAATACACTTACATTTGGTGCTGGCAGTGCTGGCACAGACATTACAATAACTTTTGATGGCGAGTCAAATGATGGTGTACTAAAGTGGATGGAGGATGAGGATTACTTTGAGTTTTCTGATGATCTACTTATTGCGTCAACCGAAAAAGTCCAGATTCGTGATACTGGTATTTATCTTAACTCTAGCACTGACGGCCAGCTTGATGTAGTAGCTGATGGTGAGGTGCAGATTGCATCTCCTATCGTAGACATTAATGCTTCCACAGGACTAGCCTTAGATGGTGCTAATCTTAACTCTGCATGGACTGTCAATACAACTAACAAGATTCAGTTTCGTGATACAGGCCTGTACATTAACTCTAGTACAGACGGACAGCTTGACATTGTAGCTGACACAGAGATACAGATTGCTGCCACTACCATTGACATGAATGGTGCTGCAGACATCTCAGGAAACTTAGCTGTAGGTGGTAATCTTACTGTAGCTGGTAATGCAACTGTAACTGGCACTACTACCTTTAATGGTGGAACAATTACTATCGGTGATGCTGCAACAGATAACGTTGTGTTTGGTGCTGATGTAGACTCAAGTATTATTCCTGACGATGATGACACATATGATTTAGGTTCAGCTAGTCAAGAATGGCGAGACCTTTACATAGATGGTACTGCACACATAGACACACTAGACGTTGATGCTAATGCTACTGTAGCAGGAACTTTGGGTGTAACTGGTGTGTTGACTACTACAGCTACACAGGTAGCAACTGGTGGAATCACAAGTGGTTCAAACATTGTTTCTGACACAGACAGTACGGATGATCTTGGTACAACCAGTGTTCGTTGGGCTAATTTGTTTGTTGATGGTATTACTGCAACTGATCAAATAACAGCTACTGGATTTACTGGTACATTAGATGGTATTCTTGGGTCTGGTACTGCTGCTGCTGCAACTGTAACAACTCTTGATACAAGTGGTGCTGTTAATTTAAATCTTACTACTGACTCAACTAGCTCAACTTCAGGTGCTTTGATTGTTGACGGTGGTGTTGGTATAGCTAAGAAGTTGTTCGTTGGTACAGACCTAGATGTAGATGGAACAACTAACCTTGACGCAGTAGATATTGATGGTGCAGTACAGCTAGATGCTACACTTACAGTTGGTGCTAACGATCAAGGCTACGATGTAATCCTGTACGGTGATACAGCTTCAGCTAACATGACTTGGGATACTTCAGCAGATGATCTTATTTTTAATGGTGCTGCTGGTCTTGTTGTACCTGACGGACAACTAACACTAGGCTCTACTGCTGTTACATCTACTGCTGCTGAGTTAAACCTTCTTGATGGTGTATCAGGCTTAGTACAGGCTGACTTAACTAAGTTAGCTGCTGTAGATTCAACCGCTGCTGAACTTAATATTGTAGATGGTGGCACTTCAGCTACTTCTACTACTGTAGCTGATGCAGATCGTGTTGTTCTGAATGACAATGGCACTATGGTGCAGGTTGCAGTAACAGACTTAGCTGCATACTTTGATGATGAAATCACTGCTATGCCTAACCTAGTTAGTACAGGGGCTTTAAACACAGGTAGTATTACCAGTGGTTTTGGTACTATTGACACAGGTGCTAGTAATATTACTACTACAGGTGTAGGTGCATTTGGTTCACTAGACATTAGTGGTGACATTGATGTGGATGGTACTACTAACTTAGACGTTGTAGACATTGACGGTGCTGTCAATATGGCAACAACACTGTTGGTTACAGGGGTAGCAACACTTACAGCTACACCTATAGCTAACGCAGGTA